GTCCTAAGTCGCCCTCCGCTCCACAGCTTCCATTCCGGTACCTACAATGCTTCGCGCATCATAGTCCGACATAACAGTTGCTGCTTTGCTTCTATGACTTATGGAATCCGATGAAGACATACTAATCGCATCTAGCTTACGTTTCACTCCTGATGTTAGCTAATGGTGGTGTTCTTTATCCTCTTCGGGTTTGTTGACCTGGTTCGGCCAACTACCACTCCCTTTTAGGTGGGTAACCTGTTACTCTTACATCGGTAACACGACTTTCAGTTCTCCTGATCTAAGCTTTTATTATATATTTTTCTCGGCTCGTATTTTATGGGTTTTAATCAATGTTTTGTCCGATATGTTTGGTGCTTCGACGAGGTGCTGTAAAGGTGCAACCTGCCCATTGCTGGGTTTCTGCTCCGGCAGCCCGTGTACGCGAGGATCCACATACAAAGTGGTTTTGGTACTTCTAAGTATCCTGAAGCTACTTAGCATTACCGCGCTATCCTTTCTCACTTAAATGTTAACAGAATTGTCTAGCTGTGTGATATAAATATCCACAGCTGACGAGGTTGGTAAAGTACCGGTTGATCCAATAGCAAAGAACCCTGAAGCGAGAATGCCAGCATTCTCCTTCACGATAAATTGTACTGAACACGTTCCTGTACTTAGCCCGCCACCGTACCCATCACCGAACTGTGAGGTATTGTTGCTCCACAGCTTCACCAGGGTGAAATTGGAGGAGAACGTGAATCCGGGGAATGATATGGTGGCGTTGGTTCCAGCCCAATCAATTGTGATTAGGTACTGGGAATTTGGTGTTGCTGTCCACAGAGCATTTGTTGCTCCGATTGTTGTTGCCAAAGAACCACTGGTGGTGACAGTCGCAGTACCAAGAGGATTGGTGCCTGAGCCACCAGAGCGGTTGAAGTGTACAGACTGGACAGTACCACCATCGGTTGTGGGTAGGACCGGTTTCATAAACTCAACGCAATACGACACCCATAGTTCTCCGAGATCGGAGGTCGGGTTGGATTGTGTTGCAAATTGGAAGTTACCGTAATCGTAGAGACGGAGGTCCTGTCCAGCAGGAACACTTCCCGTTCTCACGTAACGATGTGGTAAGATGGTCTGGTCAATAGCACACTCAATTCCATGCATCAGGTCACGCGTTGGTTTCACAGAAACCGCGTACTCTGCGTTCTCCATCTGCTGTTTGGTCATGTACGTAGGTACGTCAGCATTGTAGTTGGTGGACATCACCACCACACCTGGTGCTCCGTTGGTTACGTAATCTGTGATCAAAGACCTAAACTCGAACGTTACACCATGGAATCGGTATTCCTGGAAGTTCTGAGCGACGGTAGATAACCACGGAAACGTTTGGAACATACCGGGATTAAGAGGATAAGCAGTGTTATTAAAGGCACTAGTGCCAGTAATGTCACCCAGGTATTCTCTGTGGCAGATGATATTGGTTGAGTGGGTTGTAGAAAATTGAGGTATTTGCGAACCATTAACCAGGACGTTATAGTCAGGTTTAGGACCAGCCAGGGTGTAATCACCAGATCCAAATATAGAACCAATGCCCTGTCCGAGCCATCGTCCAATTCCGGATCCGATCCCTGCGTTTCCAAACATGCTTCCAACTGATCGTCCAAGGGTAGCTCCAACGTCCTGAAATGGCGTCGGTTTCTTTTTGGGTTGTTGAGGTTTCTTCTTCTGTTTTTGGGTCACTTGTAGTGAGGCCAGCTTCTTTTCGAGGCTGGCGAGTTTCTTGTTACTTTTCCTAGTCATTGTATGGGATACCGTTAGACTATACCGGGACTGTGCATCTATACCTCCCTAATGGGTGCTCCGTGCAGTCTCTTGGCGTTCTGTTTAGCACTCTTGGAGTTTTGGGCATTTCTGGTATAGACCCCATGCTTATACGTCAGTTGACGGGTTTGTCGAGTTTTCCTTCTCGAACCCCCTCACAACGGAACCGGAAGGTATGCGAATCGCATACTTTCTGTTCCTGCCTGTGAGAAGGAGTGTGTGGAATAGTAAGCTTCAAGTACACGTTGGTCGCTCGGTGTAATGCCGAAAGCTTCCCAGAAAGATACTCTACATGTATCCGAGATGATGTTGCTCCTAAGGTCCATTCCTTTAGACAATCTGAAAAGACCGCCTTCAAGTGTCGGATCTACAAGTGCTTTAACATCACCAGCGTTACGCAGCATGCATGAGTAATAGTCTTGCATAACCGGCACACCTGAACATAAGATTTTCCCTCCTTCTCCCACCGACTTCAGCCACCTCCTGCCCAGCAGGGGTGTGTTGAGAGGTTTAAGAGATATGGAGTCTTTTGAGAGTGTGACCTTTGGGTTCCTGACCATTAGGTACTCACCACGTTGAATCTCAACGGGGCGACACTGACAAAAATCTATATGTTCCATTTTGTACACCGGTTTCTCGACTTCGATCCTGAAACCGCATTCATGATAGAATTGTTCTAACATATTCAGTTTGCAGAGATCTTTCCTTTCCATTATTATTACGCAATCGTCTCCATCATTAACTAATTCTGCAGCGAGACCGTATTCCTTAAAGTAACTATACAAGATACCACACATTATGACAACATTCCCTAACGATGTGTTTGGGTCACCAGACATCCTATTGTGTTTCGTGCGATATTTCAACCAGCCGTCCTCAGCCCTTGCGGTGCCGATGTTGTCACGTTGCAGTGACATAAGCCATAAGAAATACCGACAATAGAAATACTTGTGGTAAATGCCTGATTCGAATTTTAAAGCTGCGTTACTCACATGTTCATCAAACCTGGTAGCGTCCAGAGATATTGCGACAGGATCCACGAAACGTTTCCATTTCTTGTGGATCTCCTGACCTCTCTGAAGCGCGTTCAGTCCTTTGAACACGGTAACTGAGCCGAAAATGCTGTCAATATTTTTATACACCTTTTTCTCAATAGATTTGATGTATCTACCTAACTCAACTAGGTACGTTGCATCACGTGGTTGGATGATGCGCGGAGCGGGGTCCTTCTTCAATGTGAAATTATATTTCTCAGTTTTAACAAAAGCTTTAACTCGTGCACATTTAGCGGTAAAACCATTGCGCTGCAGCCAATCTGATGCATTCTGGTAAATTGTCCGTTTACGACCCTGGTATGATGACACGAATTGGTGCCTCTCCATCGGGGTGGTTACTCTGGCCAGTTTATCCATAGCATCCTTGAAAGGTTTTAGCTTAGCTGAGAATTTAGACTCACTTGGTCTGTGGGGGGTAGTCCAGCCTACCACTGGGTCTTTGACGTAGTAGACTCTCTCCTTAAGGGCCCGTTCTATAGTTGATATACGGGAATTGTAGACTCGGAAATCATGGTGTGCGGCCATGCCGGTAAACACGAATGATTTCTTCGTCTTGGTTGGTGTGACCCCTGTCTTTACTACCACCAGGTCGCTATGGTCGGGACACAATGATTCGGGTGAATCCATAGCTGGTAGTGGACAGAGGCCCCATCAAAGGCTGTCAGCTGGTTCGTACCTACTACGCGTAGATCCGAACCAGTTAAACAACCAGGGGGTGCTCCTTGTGGTGTATTGCTTCTTAGCTTCATCACGACGATACCCGAAGGCGGCGGATTGTCTGATCCTAAGACCAAGCAATTCACTGTCGGACGGAACAAAGAACAACTCAAGGAGTAAGGGCAACATGGCTGCCTGGTGCGTTGGACGCAAACCATGCTCAGTCATGTGCGCGGTAAAGAACCTTGATAGACATATCCTGTCAGCTCTTGTGTCTTGCATGAGGGGATATTTCAACTTGGCCTCGCTTATCACCTCAGCCATGTAACTCGGATGCATTCGCTTAGGAGTTACAATGGCTTCATCGATGAAAGGAGCTTCATTGACAGCGTCTATAAGGTCTTGGGCGACCTTTTCGTCCTTCTCGCTAATGGTGGGTGTTAGAAAAGAAGAGACGAGCCCTTTTAGATATGTGGAAGGGGATTTTAGTCCAGCCAACCGCCATGGATTGAATGGAGCTAAAATATCAATAGATAACGCCCCTTTCAAGTCGGACAAGACGTAGTCCTGGACGACTGAAGGGTCGAAATAGTTACCATATGCATCATCAATGTCACTATTTCCTGTAATCGGAGAATTACGGGGAGTGTCGCTTAATGTGCTACTCATGTTTTCGGGACTGTTCACAACAGTCCCTATTGTCATACTATCTTCGTTCGACATTCTTATTTCAACCACTATTAATTTAATTTAAATCAAT